TCTGTCCCATTTGCCAGGTACGACCAAGTGGAGAAGCGTAAACACGTTCAACCTGGTAATTATTCGCGTCAAATGCTGCCACTAAGGCTGAGGTTTGGCGCTCCCCCCGGAGGGTCAACGCACTATCGCTATGCCCCTGAATAAAACCGCTCTCATTCCACTCTGTTTCTGCGTGCCGAACAAGAATCACTTTCATTGTTAGTGGACCATGCATGTTTTTGATTTAAATGTCCCGATTCAAACATACCAGCCAGCTGTAGCGGAATGCTTTATGTTCCGGACGAAAAACAGGAAAAAGTTTAGCTGAATGCAAACCGGAATGGCCTGTCTCACGAAGGATGCATTGAGCGTAGATAATTTCCGCTCCTGGCACAAAGCGGACTGATGCACAGGAATGAACTGCCATGAGCGGACAGCGTAAGGTCGCGATGCTTTCGGCCATACTAGCAGACACTATATGTGGTGGTATCTTCAGCTGCAGTTAATAACAGATATGGGATTAACATCCCTTCGCTCTAATGGCCGAATGCGGACACTAACTATCCCCTTAATCATAAGGGCTGCCGGGAAATCATGCCTTAAACGGTGAGCAGCTCACCACGCGCGACGGACACAAACCAGAAAGCAGGCATTTTTATTGCAAAGCCTCGGTGTTCGTCATTTCCCGGAGCATTTGCATCAGCATCTCCTTACTCATTTGATCCGACTGCAGCGACGGCATCACGTTTATGAGCGTAAGTATGACGGTGCCCATGCCGGCACCGTCATTTGTACCGACAGGGCCCACCCGATAACGGGTAACCCCGGGCCTGACGTGACAGTCATTCTGCTTGATGCGCCTGAGAGGCTGCGGCGGGTCTCTTCAGCCCGCTGCCGGCAGACCCGACGCAGGCTGAACAGCAGGTGCGGGTTGTCATCAGTTCGCCCGCTTTAAATTGCTGAGCGCAGCCGCTGGTGGCACGGTTACAGAAAAATCTCTTCCTCTCCGAGAAACGCCATAGCGTCAAGGATGGATGACCAGCCAACCTGGCGGTGAAGAGGGTAGTTGTGGATCTTCATGCCGTTATTAAGAAACAGGTCGCACGTCTTTGCCCCTGTATACATCCTGATCTCCCGGATGAGGCTGCGTGCCGTGCGCTGGCACGTCTGGCGATCGCTGATGTCCTGCAGGTTCAGCGTAGTAACCGCAGCGCAGTCCCGCATCTGTCGGACGCCGGCCATCTCTTTTTCCAGCTTTCTTATCTCCCCGGACAGGCTCTTTGCCCGCTCGCAGAGTTCAGTCACGTCTGGCGCGATTTCAATTGCCCTGATGACATTGTGCAGACTTCCGGTCAGTTGCAGATGCCGTGCCGTCAGCGGCCGCAGCGTATCTTCAGCTGAAACGCGCCCGCCCGTGGCTGAAGCCTCCTGGAGCAGACCATTAATCAGATAACGATCGGTCAGGTCCCGGCGTATCGTGACGGCTTCACAGCGGTTCTGCCGGCGCATTGAACATACGTAGTAGCCATAACCCTTTACCGAAATACCGGTAAGAATGATCGCGTGGCCACAGAGGCCGCACCGCATTAGCCCACGGAAAATATTGATGAGGTAAGGGTTAAAATTACCATCCCTGCGGCTTTCCGGTTCCCTGTACATCAGCTGCGCACGAGCGAAATCCTCTTCGCTCATGATTGGCGGGTAGTAACCGGGTATTTCCTCTGCGTCTGTCGAGGTGCACTGATGTGACGGCACGAGATAGCCGATTACCGCCTTTTTTCTGACCAGTCGTTCTATGGATGAAGAGTTCCACTGTGATACCTTCCCCTTCAGATTCTCCTTTCCCTGCGCGTTCAGCGCGCAGCTGATCCTGACAAAGGACATGCCCTCAAGACGCATGCGGAAAACTGAGCGGATTACCTCTGCGCGCTCTTCCAGCACGTCAAAGCCGTCGCGGGCAGCGTTAACCTTCAGCCAGTAGGGGCACTTCGCTGTCATGATGGTTCCTGCTGCAGCTGCCTTCCGCTTTTCCGCCCAGGCGGCGCGCATGCGCCTGGACTTCATTTCGCTCTCTTCATTCGCCCGCTGGGCAATCAGAATGGCCCTGATGATGGCGAAGGGATCGTCCAGCGAACCGCGGGTATATCTAACATTATCGCTGAGCGTGACGACGTCAATGCCGGCTTCCAGCACTGCCCGCAGACGGCCTGTGGCTTCACCGATTTTCTCGCGTGACAGCCTGTCGAGGCTTTCAATCAGTAATACCGTGCCGTGTCCGACCAGACCCTGCTCGACCGCCACCATAAATACGGCAAAGGCCCCCCGAACGGCGTGGTGTCCCCGCCAGGCGCTCAGCCCCATGTCCTCGTAGGTAACAGGATCAAGGTAATAATCAGGATTGTGGCTGAGCCATTCATCAATAAGTTTTTTCTGACGTCTGACTGAGTCACCTTTTGCCTGCTGCAGCGAGGAAAAACGAAGATATGCGATCGCTTTTTTCATGGAAGCACCGTCTGAACAATCAGTAGAAGATGTGCAGCGCATGTGGGGCGCGCAGTCTGACTGCCGCGTTTTCCCCCGGTAAGATTAACGGTACAGTCCCGTCTAAACTGTCGATCGGCTCAGATTTTGTCGCTGACCAAGACGGTTTTGTTTCATCGGATTGCTGCGTTAGTTCAGCCTGTGGGTGGTAAAGGGCGTGTGAAAGTGATCTGTGCAATCCGGCTTTTTATTTTCACGAGCTACCTGCTTCACCAGATGCCAGCTGACATGCCACGTTACGTCAGGTGCGATCAATTATTACGCAGCGCAGGCTGTTTACTGCGTTATATTTCTTTCATTCACACCCGTATAAACGGCATCCTTTTCTGTCCGCGGTATCGCTTTGCTTGTGCCCGGCGGCTGGCTTGTCCTGGACGTTGGTTCTGTCAGGTATCTGTTAAGCGCATCAGGTTTTATGGCGTTCGCAATAATGCTTTTACTTTGACTGCCTCCGGGATTTCTTCTCCGTCTGGTGACGCTGACTGCCAGTATTTTCAGGCCCTGACCGGGTTGAGACTGGACGGCTGGCAACTGATGCCCAGGTTTTATATCTTTGCCCAGTCAGGTTTATGACTCAGCCTGACATGGTACAAAAAACACTCATCACTCCCGCACGCAGGCTGCGTCACGGGCTGGCTCCGGCACTGCTTTATAGGGTGACAGTTGCGGTCATCATCTGCGCGGATGGCACGTCACTAATAAATGCTTGGTTTGATGATCTATCTTTCCTGCCGGTGTGGCAAAGACGGCCACCGCGCCTGCCAGGAAAGACTGACGCTATTACGGTAACTTATATCCGTCGGTCAGACAGAGATGTTTTTTTGGTCTGAATGTCAGATGGCGAGGGGCTCGCACCTTTAATTCTATAATCACTACACAACATACTCACAGATTATGCAGACGCGATGAAGTTTATGTGGACATGAAAATCCCCGATGCTAGCACAACAGGTCAGTCCCCAGGAGAACTGGTTAATTAATTTCTGAAAGTTTGTCCTGGTATTACGTTTTATTCGTTATCTTCCCTTCAAAATCATAGTGTAAAGCTGAAACAGCGTTGTTACATTTGTGTTTTTTAAAATGACTGAATTGAATTACATATCCTGATTGCGTAGTAATACTAACCCTGGAGAAATGCATAGCTCTTTACTTTTAGTGTTTTGCTTGAGAGGGAAAGTATTAGTATGGCTGGATATAAAAACAGGATTATTGTTGCAGGACGAAAAAGTTTATTGCATTGCGGATTGTTTCATTTGATTAATGATATCTGCTCCAAAAGTAATCTGACCGTATGCTATGTTGAAGGTTATGATGAGTTCAGGGCTATGTATGAAAATTTTAAGTGCAACTATCAGCTGGCTATCCTCTGTCTGGAACATAACGTTTTCTTTCCCCGCTGGTTCAGTATGTTATTGAGCGTTTTGAAGATGACAAATGGTAACATTCTGATTTTCATGGATTCACGGGAGGTGCTAAATCCTAAAAGAAAATCAGTGACTGGCCGGGTTTGCTCTCTCAATCATATTATCAATACATCGATGCCTGTCAGTTACATCGCTTATATTATCGACATTTATCTCCACAGAAATAAGCCATTATTTGAATGCAGCAGAGTGACTTTGCGTGAGATCGCTGTCCTGGAGGGGTATCTTTCCGGCATGGATGCAGCATATCTTTCTTCATCTCTCGGGATAGATATCAAAACCCTTTACCAGCACCGGAAAAACTGCGCAAATAAGCTCGGGGTCAGAAACCTGAAAGACCTGCTCAGGCTTTGATTATCAGGGGGAGAGCGTGCCTGTAATAAACATACATAAAATCGACTGGTTTCGCCTGCTTTCGGATATAAGTCGCCAGGGATACTCACTGCAGGGTATTGCGGACGAACTGGATGTGGTGGCCTCAACGCTCATAGGCTGGAAAAAAGGGGCCAGCCCGCGACATCATACTGGTGAGGCGCTCATCGAAATGTGGTGCCGCGTGACAGGAAAGTGCAGGCAGGAGTTACCGAAGGAGCAGTTTGTAAAAAAATTCATTTTGCATCCTGCCAGCAGTAATGGCAGGTATTCAGAAAAATGAAGTCAGACGTACTCATAGTGCCGGTCTGTTCCACTGGCACTGTGAGTATCTCTCATGAAGCTTGAAAGTGTAGTGAAGTACCATTCCCCACGCCCCAATGCCTTTTGTGCGGTGTCCAAACGTGCAACCCCTGCACCCGATAACATGACAGGAAACGATGTCATGACCGCGCTGGGTTTCGTTATCCGGCGCGCCCCTCTGGGCTATTCCGCTTTCTGCGGCAAGATGGAACTCAGTCAGCAGGACAAGCAGCGTGCCGTGCGGCTTCTGACGGCAGCCGGCATCAGAGAGTCAGTACGTTATCCCGCCCTGAACAAATTACCTCAAGCTGAGCGAGAAGCGATCGTTGCAGTTATCGCTGGCTATGCGTTTCTCGACTATGCTCGCAGTGCGGCAACAGAATTACCCTGTCAACAGTGTCAGGGCACCGGGTTCCGGAAAGCTAAACAATGCACTAAGTGTCAGGGTAAAGGCTTCACGCGTGCCGCCTGTAAGGACTGCAAAGGCCGCGGGGAATCGGTTAACCGGATGATGACACGGTTTCAGGGCGTACCGGTTTATCAGCTCTGTAAGCGGTGCTCAGGGCGGGGCTATGAGCGTATCCCTTCTGCCGTTGTGTACCGTGCAGTCTGTCAGGTCACGCACGCCATTACGACTGATACGTGGAACAAAAGCGTCAAGCAATTGCTGGCGTTCCTGGTCGCCGAGCTGCACCGGGAAGAAGCCTGGGCGGAAAAGCAGCTAACACACATCACTAAATAGCGAGCGATAATTGAATTAGCGATGTTATCGCTCGCTATTTACTTTTCCATTTTTTGTGTTAGATTGGCTCTAACAATGGGTAAATGACCCTCAAGAGATTTCTTTCCAGTCCTGACATTTTTGTCAGGGCTTTTTTATGGCCGGATGCCGTCAGCGTATCCTGCTCATCCACCGGCTCCGGCTCTCTTTCTCCCTTTCTGCGCGGCAACTCCTGATGAGCAAACTCACAACCGGCATCGCATACGGCGTATCCGCGGGCGAAATTGTCCACGGTATCCTGACCTATTTCAGCCCGGAAGAATGGAGTGCTGTCGGCGTTCTGGCTGGCATAAGCCTCGCGACCATCACATGCATCATCAACGGCTATTACCGGCGCAAGGCGACACTGGCAGAGATCAGGGCCCTGCGCTGCGCCTGTCAGGACAAGCCGAAATAAATCATGGCCATCTCCGCCGCGCTGCGTAACAGACTTCTGGCTGCAGCCGGTGCAGGGGCGCTGACTCTGGCAATGACACTGCTGGGCGGTCCGAATGGTTTAGAAGGACGTTGTTATATTCCTTATCAGGATGTTGCCGGAGTGCTCACCGTCTGCGATGGTCACACCGGCCCCGACATTGTCAGAAATAAAACCTACACCGGCGAGGAATGTGACGCTCTGCTGCGCGCTGACCTGAAGGCTGTTCAGGCAGAAGTAGACAGCCTCGTCACGGTCGCCCTTAGCGATTACCAGCGCGCCGCACTCTACAGCTTTGTCTATAACACCGGCACTGACGCTTTTTCCCGATCTTCCCTTCTGAAAAAACTCAACGCAGGCGACAAGACGGGTGCGTGTAGTGAAATGCGCCGCTGGGTCTTTGCGGGCGGCAGGAAGTGGAAAGGGCTGATGAACCGCCGTGAAACTGAACGTGCACTTTGCCTGGCGGAGAGTAGCGATGAGCTTTAAGGCTAAGGTGATTATTGCGCTCATACTGCTTTCGCTGGCTTCAATCGCGACCGCTACTGCATTTGCCCTGTATTATCGTGGCAACGCTATCGACTATAAGGCTCAGTGGGACAAGGCAGCTGTAAGCCTCAAGCAGGCAAACGACATCATCACTAATATGCAGAAACGTCAACGGGATGTTGCAGTACTCGATGCCAAATACACACAGGAGTTAGCCAGTGCTCAGGCAACTATCGATCGGCTGCAGCGTGATGTTGCTGCTGGCAAACGTCGGCTGCAGTTCAAAACCCGCGGTTCCACCGTGTCGCCAGATAAGCGTGCCGCCGCCTGCATGGTTAATGAAGCCTGCGCCCGACCTGATGACTCCGCTGAACGGGATTATTTCACTCTCCGAAGCCGAATCGAACTCGCCGGCAAGCAAATAGCTGGCCTTCAGCAGTACATTAACGAGCAGTGTCTTAAGTGACTATTTAGATGGAGCAGATACGAATTTTGAATTGTAGCTATATGAAACAGGCGTCATTTTGACAGTGTTCTGCTCATTCTTGCTACTGGTAATTGGCAGATTACTTACCATATAAGCAAGGCAGTTCTTAATGATATGAAACACCAATGCCATATATTTGATCCCAATCGGCGTGCTTTTACTATGGAAGGCGTAAGTTCTTTCTTCTCCTGAGTCGGTCAATACCCATAGCTGATATTCTTTGTCCAATATAGAGAATGATGACTCTGATTCAAACTTTTTGCATAAATTGGCGATCGCAATAATTTGGTTTGCGTCCGGCCCAGGGTGGTCATACTTATGAGCATAGTCATTCCTGATATCGTTGAGCTTGTCTATGGCTCTAAAAGCATCAATAGGCATCCCAAGTTTTTGGCACAGCTTAGCTTTAGCCCCAAAAGCCATGCCGAATTGAACTTCATTTTTCGTATCAGTGGGCTTTGAAAAAAGCTTTGGATTCTGGACAGAACCACATATCCATGCCTCAAGAAACCTTTCTAAGGTCAGATGAGATGCTAAAACTGAGGCTAAATTGTTATCTGTTTGAGCTATTCCAATAATTCGCTTTGCATCGTAAACCTCACCAATAATTTCCATGACAATATCAATATTCATTAATGACTCCTTAAGAGATAATTATGGCACTTACCGACAAACAACAAATGTTCTGTCGTGAGTACCTGATCGATTTGAATGCAACGCAGGCGGCTATTCGGGCGGGATACAGTGCAAGGACCGCAAACGAACAGGGCGCCCGCCTATTAGCAAATGTTAGCGTCCAGTTAAGGATCTCTGAACTAAAGACTCAACGCAATGATCGGATAAATATTGATGCTGATTATGTGCTGAAGCGCTTAATGGAAATTGATCAGATGGACGTGCTCGACATCATGGCAGATGACATGAGCATCAAGCCTGTGTCGCAATGGCCCGCCTCGTGGCGTCGGTACCTGAGCGGATTCGATCTGGCTGAGATGTTCGAAGGACGGGGCGAAGAACGCGAGATGGTCGGCAACCTGAAAAAGATTAAGTGGCCAGATAAAGTCAGGAATCTGGAGCTGCTCGGCAAACACATTTCAGTGCAGGCGTTCCGCGAGCAGGCCGCGACATCACTGACAGGCAAAGACGGCGGCCCGCTTGAGGTTGCGCTGCTTTCACGCGAGGAATACCGGCAGGCGCGCCGGGAAATGCTGGAGGATGACGACTGCTGACTTCAAGACCGCTGCGCGCCGTATAGAGTGTGAAGAGGACGGACTCTATTTCACCCGGTACTTCTTCAAGCAGCGCAGCGGCAGCAGAATGATCGTCGCGACTCATCATCAGGTGATACAGCGGACGCTGGATCGGGTGATGGATGGCGACATCCGGCGACTCATTATCAATGTGCCGCCTGGATACACCAAAACGGAACTGGCCACCATCAACATGATGGGCCGCGGGCTGGCGCTTAACCGCCGTGCCCGCTTCATGCATTTGTCCTATTCCCACAACCTGGCATTACTGAACTCGTCAACCACGCGCAGCATCGTGAAGTCTGCTGCCTTTCAGGCCATGTGGCCTATGGCGCTGCGCGATGATGCCGACAGTAAAGCCATGTGGTGGACCGAATACGGCGGCGGTGTGTATGCCTCGTCTGCTGCGGGGCAGGTTACCGGCTTTCGTGCCGGACATATGGAGCCGGGGTGGCAGGGCAGTCTGATCATTGACGACCCGGTCAAACCTGACGACGCCTATAGCGAAACGATACGTAACGGCGTCAACACCCGCTTCAACGAAACCATCCGTTCCCGTCTGGCTATTGAGACTACGCCCATCGTGGTCATCATGCAGCGCATTCACTTCCACGACCTGAGCGGATACCTGCTGCGCGGTGGCAGTGGCGAACAGTGGCACCACCTGAACCTGCCGGTGCTGATTGATCACAGCGAATCGTATTCAGCGCTGTACCCGGAAAACACGCACGCGATCCCCATCGATCATGGGTTGCCTGAAGGCTGGCTCTGGCCGTACAAGCACAACGAATCGCATCGCGTCTCTCTGTTTTCACACCGGCGTACCGCGGAAGCGCAGTATATGCAGCGGCCCCGTCGGTTTAATGCTGACGGGGCACTCTGGACCGAAGCGATGGTGTCCTGTGCGCGGGCGCTGGATATCACCCTGCAGCCGTCGCGGACGGTCGTTGCCATCGACCCGCAGGCGACGAACAGCGAAGAGAGTGACGAAACCGGTATTGTCGTTGCTAGCAGTTACGGGCGCGGCAATGACCGGCTGTTCTCTGCTGACGCGGATTACTCCGGGAAATACTCGCCCAACGGCTGGGCGAAGCGCGCCATCAGGGCTTATGAGGAGCACCACGCTGAAGCCATCGTTATTGAAACCAACCAGGGCGGTGATATGGCCGAAGATACCCTGCGCAATGCGGGCTTTCGCGGGCGCATCGTCCGCGTCCATGCCAGCAAGGGCAAGTTTGCCCGGGCTGAGCCCATCTCCGCGCTTTACGAACAGGGGCGGGTGGCGCACTGTGGCAACCTCTACCAGCTCGAAAACCAGCTGCTGGAATATGTGCCCGCTGCCGCGAAGAAATCACCGGATCGCCTGGATGCGCTGGTCTGGGCCATTACCGAACTGTTCCAGCCGAAAGGCACGACAGTGCGTCCCTTTTCAGCATAACTGAACTTCATCATGAGCAACGACGTCCGCAAGCGATCGCCAAAAATCGAGTCGATGGCCGGATGCTGGCCAATGATTACTGCACTGCTGGGCGGCACGGCAGCCATGCGTGCTGCGGGCAAGACGTACCTGCCCACATGGCCTAACGAAGAAGAGGCGTTCTACCAGAACCGGCTTTCGGTGGCGACGCTGTTCCCGGCGTTTTCCAGGACGGTCGAGGTGCTGAGTGGTAAACCTTTCTCCCGTCCGGTCACCTGGAATGAAGAAGCTGTGCCTGCACGCATACGTGAGATGTTCGGGGACGTGGACCTGCAGGGCACCAATCTGCACTCCTTTCTGGCTGACACCTTTGAAGAAGCGATGGCCTACGGACTCTGCGGCATCCTTGTCGAGCATCCACCTGCGGATAAACAGCTCTCTCTGGCTGAAGAGCGCCAGCGCGGGCTGCGGCCTTATTTTGTGAAAGTGTCGGCAAACAGCCTGCTGGATTATGACTCCGAACGCGTCAACGGGCAGGAGACGTTCACCATGCTCCGGTTTATTGAGGTGGTGAGTGAACGTGACCCGGAAAATGAATTTGTCGTCAAAGACATCGAGCAGGTCAGGGTGCTGCATCCCGGCCGCTGGCGGATTTATCGCGAAAAGCGCAATGAAACAAGCGGAGCGCCTGAATGGCAGCTGCATGACGAAGGCACCACCAGCCTGAAGAAAATAACTTTCGTCCCGGTCTACGGCGACAAACGCGGCTTTATGAACGGCCGTCCGCCGCTGGCTGAACTGGCCTGGCTCAACGTCGAACACTGGCAGTCCCGCAGTGATCAGCAGACCATCCTGCATGTCGCCCGCGTACCGGTGCTGTTCGGCAAAAAGCTCGGTGATGGTCCCATTTCAGTGGGAGCGGCATCGGCAATCATGTCGGACGAAGATGAGGCTGACCTGCGCTATGTCGAGCACAGCGGGAAAGCTATCGAGGCCGGTCGCACAGACATCCTCGACCTTGAGGAAAAGATGCGCCAGGTGGGGGCAGAACTGCTGGTGGTAAAACCCGGCCACCGCACCGTGGTGCAGACGCTGACCGATAACGAGGCGAGTACCAGCGCCCTGCAGCGCATGGTCTGCGACCTCACCGATGCAGCGCGGCTTGCACTGCAGTACCTGGCTGAATGGACGGGTGAGCCCGAAGGCGGGCACGTCACCATCTTCAGCGATTTTGGTGCCACTACCCTGGCTGAAGCGTCAGCTGACTTCCTGGTGGACATGTATAAAACGCGGGCGCTGTCAGATGAGACGCTGTTCAATGAGATACAGCGCCGCGGCCTCATCAACAGCGAACTTCGCTGGTCGGAAGAGCAGGCGCGTATACTCGCCATGCCACCACCTTTGCCAGTTAGGCCGGTTACCACACCGCCGGTTTAACGCTCTCCGGGCCCGTGCAGATGCAGGGGGCCTTTTTTTATTGCCGGCCGCTGCGGATGCAGCGCGGCGCCCCGGGCCGGATGGCTCATAACCGGTTGGATGACCCTGATGAAACTGAAACTCGATGAGAACGGCCAGGTGGTCGTAAACGATGGCAAGCCTGTGTATGTACAGGATGACGGAAAAGAGCTGGTGTTTGATGCTCCCGGCACCCTGCAGACCATCTCGCGTCTCAACGGTGAGGCAAAGTCACACCGTGAGCGCGCGGAGAGTGCGGAAACGCTGTTGAAGACTTTTGAAGGAATCGATGATCCGGCTGCTGCGCTGGCAGCACTGGAGACCGTGAAGAACCTGGAAGACAAGACGCTGGTGGATGCCGGTGAAGTCGAAAAGGTCCGCACTGAAGCTGTCCGCGCACTGGAAGAGAAGTATGCGCCCATCGTGAAAGAACGCGATGACCTGAGCCAGAAGCTTACGGCGGAGAAAATTGGCGGCAGTTTTGCCCGTTCAAAATTCATCGCCGAGAAGATGAGCATTCCGGCTGACCTGGTTGAAGCCCGTTTTGGCGGCAATTTCCAGGTTGTGGGGGACGCTGTCACGGCGTTTGATCGTGACGGAAACAAAATCTTCAGCGCGGTCAGACCCGGTGAAGCGGCGGGATTTGATGAAGCGCTGAGCATTCTCGTTGAGCACTATCCGTATAAAGACCAGATCCTCAAAGGCACCGGCGCATCAGGCGGCGGCTCCTCCGGCGGAAATGGCAACAGCAGCCCTAACACACTTACCCGTAAACAGTTCGAATCACTCAGCCCACAGGAGCAGAGCGAACGTGCCTGTGCGGGTGTACAGATTACCGATTAACAGGATAGCCCTGCATGTCTAATACCCTGACTCAACTCATTCCCGACCTGTATCAGTCGCTGGATATTGTGTCCCGTGAACTCTGCGGTTTCATTCCCTCTATTACACTGGACGCCACGGCAGAGCGTGCAGCGCTGAATCAGCCGATTCGTATTCCTGTGACGCCGGCTTCAGACGCTGAAGATGTTAAGCCCGGTCAGCTGCCGCCGGATGACGGTGACCAGGATATCGGTAATGTGCCGCTGGCCATAACGAAATCGCGCATGGTGCCGTTCCGCTGGGAAGGCGAACAACAGAAGGGTATTAAGTCCGGCCCGGGTTATCACGGTATCCGCCGTGACCAGGTCACTCAGGCGATGCGCACACTGGTCAATGAAATTGAATCTGACCTGGGCCTGCTGTTCCGCCGCGCATCACGCGCAGCCGGTGAGGCAGGAAAAACACCGTTCAAAGATACACTCACTGACACGGCCCAGGTACGCAAAATTTTGACTGACAATGGCGCACCACTGAGCGATCTGCAGTGTGTCATTGACACCACAGCAGGCGCGGCACTGCGCACCATGGCGCAGCTCACCAAAGCCAATGAAGCAGGAACCACTGCGCTGCGTTCTCAGGGCACACTTCTGGAGCTGCATGGTTTTACCCTGCGTGAATCGGCGGGTGTCGCTCAGGCTCAAAGTGAGTCGGGTGAAAAGCCGGTTAAGGACAAAACCTTCATTGTTGCAGAAGATCTCGCTGAAGGAAGCCTGTCTGTAAAAATTGAGCCCACGGGCAACGACAACAGCAAATCCAGTGTGCCCGGGTTCGTTGAGGAAGGGTGCGTCGTCATTATTGGGAAGCACAAATATATCGTTGCTGCTAAAAGTTTTAACACCATCGACATTCATGAGCCCGGGCTGATGGAAGATGTTAAGCCAGGAACCAAACTGGAGGTGGTCAGTGAATTTACTGCCAACTTTGCGTTCAGCCGTTCAGCCATCATCCTGGCCACCCGTGCACCCGCGCTGCCTGAAGAAGGTGACATGGCGGATGACCGCATCATGATCACCGACCCGCGCACTAATATGTCGTTTGAAGTTTCCATGTACAAACAGTATCGCCGTGTGCGCTACGAAATCGCAGCAGCATGGGGCTGTCAGAACATCAAACCGGAACACAGCGCCCTGCTGCTCGGTTAGTCCAGCTCAGACATTTTAAACCCCCTTTCAGATGAGGAACCCTATGCTGACTCCTCAGCAGCTGGCCGACGCACGCCGCTACATGGGCTATCCCATGCTGGGTGATACGTCGCCCGATAATCGCAGTGATGCGGCTTACGCGCAGGTTACGTCAGGCCGGTACCAGACGCTGGCTCACCGGCTGACCTCGCTGAGGGCTGAGGAGGAAGCCATTGTAGCGAACTATCTGGTGACGCTGGCCGGTCTGGAAAGTGGCATTACCCGCGCTGCAGACAATCTGGATACGGATAAAGCGGCTGTCTGGCAGCACAACCGGTCAGAGGTATCAGACCGCACGCGCCTCTACCATCAGTGGCGGCGCCAGCTCTGCGGACTCCTCGGTATCCCACCGGGCCCGTCGCTGGGCAATGGCACCACACCTGTGACCCGGTGCTGACATGGATGCACGTCAGCTGGCCGCGAAGGTAAACCAGGGAAACGGGAAGGCCGCGAAACACCTGGGCGGTACTGCCTGTCATTACCGGGCCGTATCACCGTTCAGTCCGCTGGATGCTCAGCCGCTGCGGGAGCTGTCGGCCTCATTCGCCGCCGATCACGGCTATATGCGGTCGGCGCGCTTAGGACAGGCCACCTGGATTGGCATTTTTGATGCGGAAGGGTTTGAGGCGGGTGATATCCTGGTGTCCACCGGGGGGACCTTTTACGTGGCAGCCATGCCGTTGCTGCAGCCCATTCTATGTGTCAGAACTGAGCGGCTTGTGAGCATCCGGCGCACCGTACAGGCAGGTAACGATACCGGGCTGAAGGATTACAGTGGCACTACAGCCGCCAGTGAGACGCTTATTATGTCAGGCTGGCCTGCCAGTATTCTGCTCAGCCGTAGCGGTGAGCACAGCCCGCTGAAATTGCCGGGCGAGATGCGCAGTGCGTGGCACCTTATGCTGATGCCCGCGTTTAAAGGCGTGTCTCTTCAGACCGGGGATTTTGTGACGAATGAAGCCGGGCAGCGCTATATCATCAGCGGCACGGAACTGACCGACATGGGCTGGCGGCTGACGGCGCTTCAGGTGACGGTGTAACATGGCCAGCACCGATGATGTGGCCCGTTACCTTGCCCGGCGTGTTGCGGACATAGTTTATCCGGGCGGCAGCCAGTTACCGGGCATCGTAAATACCTCCGTAAAAATTTATCCGGGCTGGCCGGTGCCGGGCACACTGCAGCAGGATATCGATAAGGGAAACGTGCATATCTCCGTCTGGCCGCAGCCGGCAGAGCGTAAAGTCAGTACTGCGCTGGGCAGACCTTACCTCACTCTGGCGAAAGGTAAACCTACGCTGGTCTTTACAGTGAGCGGCACCACGATAGGTGTTGCCGGTGTGGCATCCGCACTGACTAACGTGCAGATAGCCCTTAACGGGAAATTGTTCACTTTCCACTTCCGGGCGGGCACCACAGCGGAAAAGGCGCTTTATGCTCTTTCTGTGAGGCTGCCCAGGTCATTCACTATCGGCAGCAGTCTCTGCCTCATGCTGGTGACACAACTCAGTCTCTCCGTCACGACTGCGGGAACGGCTGTCAGGGAACTGCGCAGGCAGATAAAGGATTTCCAGATCACTGTCTGGGCACCTGCGCCCGGGCTCAGAGACCGCATCGGCAGTGCCATTGATGCGGCACTCTCTGAACAGTGCCATATCGACCTTGGCGACGGCGCGCCCGCGCAGCTCCTTTATACCCGTCAGTTTGATTTGGACAGGTCAGAGAACTGGCATGTCTACCGGCGCGACCTGATTTTCAGCGTGAATTACGCCACCACCCGGACCATCAGCGCACCAGAGGTGAGCCGGACCATTGTCACACTGAATGGTCAGCACACCGCCCGCTAACCCTTTTTAGCATCCGCTCACGCATACGGAGTCTCTCTCATGCCGATTTATTCGACCGGCGACCTCAACACGTCTGCACTCACGGCACCGGACCTTTACGTTCAGGTTGTTCCGCCCCGGACCCGCTATATCAATGGCGTGGCCACCGACGGGCTGGGGCTGGTGGGCGTGGCCAGCTGGGGGCCGGTAAACAGCGCTTTTCGTATCAGCTCAGATAACGACATGGCGTTTTTTCTGGGGTCGCCAAAAGACCGGCAGTATGACCTTGCCACGGGGGTGGCGATTTCACTTCAGCTCGGTGCCGCAAACCTGAACTGTGTTCGCGTGACAAACGGTCAGGACAAAGCGGCCAGTGGCAGACTTTGTGAAAATGGCAGTAAGTCAGCCGTGCAGCTGACCGCACTCTACAGTGGAGCGCGGGGAAACCAGATTATTGCCGGTACAGGCAGCGGTACTGCAGTGAACTCGAAAAAGCTGACGATCAGCCTCCCGGGCGTGAGCGCTGAAGTTTTCGATAACCTGCAGGGTGAAGGGGATGCGCTCTGGAAAGCCATGGCGGATGCGGTAAATCATGGTCAGATGAATATCCGTGGTCCCAGCCAGCTGGTGCGCGCGAAAGTTGCCGAAACTGAAGCGCCAGCACAGGTCGCGGTGAAAGAGGTCACCCTCAGCGGCGGCACCGACGGCGCAACCGGCATCACGGATACCACGCTCCTGGGCAAGGATGGCACTGATGCTCCCCGTAAAGGCATGTATGCCCTGCGTGGCACAAATTCACAGGTCATCAATCTTACCGATGTGACCGATAAAACGTGCTGGCCTGCCATGGCGGCGTTTGCGCGCTCCGAAGGTGCCTATGCCATTGCCCAGGGCCCGGCCTCCGCCGGATGTCATGCGGTGTCTGAAGCACTCAACAGCTCTGGTGTGGATGACTGGCATTTCAAGCTGCTCGTGGGTGACTGGCCCTACTGGAAGGACAGTGCAAATGGCATAAACCGAATGATTGCGCCCGCCACGTTTGAAGCGGCCAATATTGCCTCCCG